TCGGTTACTGCCACATGGATTCTAAGCCAGGGTATTCAGTCGGGCAGAAGCTCCGCAAGAGTCAGACAGTCGGACTGCTTGGCAACACAGGGCAATCGTCAGGCCCTCACGTCCACGTCACAGCCTCTAGAACCCTCAAGGGCGTGTTCGGTGTCACCTCAGACAAGGTTGACGTTTACAAGCTAATTCTTGCCAATGTAAAGAAGCCCGTAAAAAGACCGGCTCCTCCAATGGTTGCTCCGGTAGCAAAGAAAAAGACAGCTCCTAAGCCCGTACCCGGTGGGAATAAGCGCGGCAGGTTCTGGCACTTGTTCGGTGGTAAGTAATGAGCGCAATCGGCAAAAACATAAGCAAGCTGGTAGACGGTGCGTTCCTGCTAAAAGACGAGCCTGAATCTAAGGTCGGAGCAAGCTGGAAATTTAGGCGGAAAATAATCTTCGGTTCTTACCGCTTAGGTTTTGGAATGATTGTCTTCGGCGCTTTGACTTTTCTAGTAGACCAGTGGGGCGTCGGAGTCACTTTGATAACTGGCGGCGTATCGCTTATCTCAATAATCACAACAGCGTACACTGTAAGTGCATCGTGGCAAGACGGAAGAAACAACAATCAAGATTGGACTAATGGAGATGTTTAGTAAAGAATTTATCAACAGCGCCGCAGAGCGTGCTGTAAAGACTTTTGCTCAGGCAGGACTTGCCTTCTTAGGTGGAGGCACTGTAGGGCTGTTCTCGGTTGACTGGTTTGGCTTCTTCAGCATTGCACTTGGATCGGCACTACTTTCAGTGCTAACTTCTATCATTACAAAGAAGTCACTCTAGCCTTATTCGCCTTACGCAGCCTACCCCGCTGCCTAGAATTCAGTCCACCCCAAATACCATGCTGCTCGTTATTTATCATTGCAAACTGCAAGCAAAGCATCTGCACGGGGCAAGCCTTACATAGCATAATTGCGCTGTTCTTGTCAGGGCTTGGAGTGCCACCTTCGGGAAACCATGCCTCTGGATCTGTCTGCTGGCACGCTGGTGAGCCTGTTGCTCGGATGCCTTCTCCGAGTGCTGTTAGTGCTTGTTCTGAGTTCATGGTGAAACACTACTCAGCAGAATCTAATAAAGCAAACTGGAAAGCGTGCTAGTATTGTGAGTACAAGGCCGCATAGTCCAATGGTAGAGACAGCCCCAATACGGGTTGAAGTCTAGGTTCGATTCCTAGTGCGACCCCTAAGCAAGGTATTAACACCGCACTGTCTTTTGAGCAATCAGGAGGTGGTGCGGTTGTCTTTAACTATCTTTCGTCGGGCGAAGTTCCACCCCAAACACCATGCACCTGGTCAGTCTCAACCGCATACTCATAGCACTCGGCGATTATCGGACATGAGTGGCAAAGGGCTTTAGCTGCCTTAGTTGCAGCGGATCTTAGTTCTGGCGTATCTAAATCTTCAGGGAAGAACAGGTCAGGTAAACGCTCGCAAGGCACGCCACCTTCTTTGTGGATGCTTTGTAACAGTTTGATATACCTAGTTGTAATCTGTCTGTTGCCCATAGTACTGTTCAGACTACCAATAAAAGGAGAAAATATGGAATTTTATGCCCCTAAGCGTTTGAACGGCGCAAGGTTACTCGGCATATACACCCCAGGAAGCCCTGAGTGGCACGCTGAGCGGTCTTTAGGTGTCGGAGGTAGTGAAGTAGGCACAGTGCTTGGATTGGACCAGTGGGAGAGCGCCTATGCGTTATGGGCAAAGAAGCTAAACCTGATCCCGTCGGAGATAAAAGAGAACTGGGCAATTCGGTTCGGTAAGGCATTTGAAGCTCCGATCCTAATGCTGTGGGCAGAGGAACACCCTGACTGGGAAGTCTTTGAGACAGGTACTTATGCAGACGAAGATTGCGACTACCGACGCGCTAACCCGGATGCCATCGCCCGTCACCGAGAAACTGGCGAGCTTATGGTGGTTGAGGTAAAGACAGCGCGAATGAGCTGGGACGAAGTGCCTAGAGCTTACTTAGCGCAGGTGCAGCACTACATGGGCGTGCTAAAGATACATAAGGGCATCATCGTTGCGGTCGCAGGCATGACCTGGAACGAATACGACGTGCCTTACAACCAAGAACTTATTGACGTGCAAAACGTCGCACTAGAAAGATTCTGGAATTCAGTCAAGTCTGAAACTAAGCCTGACTGGGATGGCTCAGAGTCAACTTACAACGCCGTGAAGCACATGAACCCTGGACTAAACGACCTTGAGGTTGAGATAGGCGATTTAGGGCAAGAGCTTTATCGAGCGCAGATCGCGACCGACGAAGGTTACAAATACTTGATGTTGCTCAAATCTAAAACCTTAGATACTATGGGTTCTGCCAAGCACGCATTGGTAGGCGAAGTGCGAGTGGCATCACGACAAATCAGAGCCGGAACCCCGACACTGATCGTAAACAAGAAGGCAAACCTATGAGCGAAGAATCAGAAACAGAGCCTCTAGAGATAGGGCTTGGAAGCTATGTCGGACTTAGTAAAGGCGACACTGTAATTCATGGAATGGTTGACGGCATAAAGCTGGCAGACGGAATCCTAGAACGTATCTCAATGGAAGAAATAGAAATGTGGTTCTACATGGATGCGGGATGGCAGTTCATGCGGATAGATGGGCGCGAAGATGCCGAAATTTGATCTATCTAAATACGCAACAGTTGCAGAACGATTGCAGATGGTCTACGAAGAATACCCAGACGCAAGAATGGTAACTGAGAACCTAACAACCACTGCCGATCGTTCGGTGTCAACTTGGGTTGTCAAGGCGTCTCTTTACCTTACTGCTGGCGACCAGGCAAACGACTTGCCTAAAGCTACTGGACACGCTTTTGAAGTGGACGGTACTGCTGGTGCAAACATGACTTCAGCCCTTGAAAACGCAGAAAGCTCAGCTTGTGGACGTGCGATGGCCCTCGGTGGTTGGTCCGGCGATCGGACCTCTCTTGCAAGCAGGACGGAAATGGAAAAGGTTGAGCGCGGAGTGACGCCTAAACCAAGCCTTAGAGACTATGAAGCGGAAGCATCTAAACTTACAGATGTAGAAGGATTACGCTGGCTCTATGCACAAGCAAAGGGCGAAGGTGCGACAACGCAGGTACTAGAAAGGCTGGCTGACATTGCAGGATCTTTCAGTGCTAAAGGCGAAGATTCGGGAGACCGAGGAAGCGTACCACGTGGCTCGAAAGCTGGGCAGGCATGAACTTGCTAAGTTTTGGAACAACGAAGTCATTCATTATTTGTTGGTGCTAAGTGATTCACTCAGAGATAATAAAGGCAATAGCGGACCTAACGGCGGAAAACCGTAAGGGATCTGAAGCTCTCTACGAATGTGAAGTTCAACTAGCAATAGCAGAAAACGAGCTAGACCTAATTGAGCAGAAGGCGTTTATACGGGCTGAAGGCACTGTGGCGGATAGAACTGCCCTTTCACGCTTAGAAGCCGCTGACGCACGCTTACAGCGCGATTTACGCAAGGCTGAGGCTAACCGAGTCCGTGTAAAGATTCGGTCACTGGAAAGCTCACTCATGGCGACAGCCACCCAAGCCAAACTAATGCAAGCTGAGACGCGACTTTGAAAGCCGCAGAGACACGCAAGCTACGCGCCCGCGATCTGTGGTGCTGGCACTGTGGGGAATCTGACAACCTTGTTCCGCATCATGTCTCTAACAGGGGCATGGGCGGCTCTAAGGTCGCAGATAATCTACAGAACGTGATACTAGTCTGCTCGGAGTACAACGGGCGCATGGAGAGCGACGCTAACGTCGCGGCTGAGGCACGGGACTTCGGTCACAAAGCCTCAAAGTTTCAGGCACCTGGTCACCCGATACTTGACTACACTCGCAAGCAGTGGTACACGCTTGACAAGCTCGGCGGAAAAACGGAAGCGGATCCTCCAAGCTACCTAATCTAAAAGGGAAGGAACAAAATGGCTCTGATAAGAGGGCATCACACGTTTGACGATCAGTTTGCACAGATACCAAACGCTTGGCTAAGGGACTCAAGGCTGTCACTAAAGGCTATCGGGCTGCTTGCTCAGATTATGAGTCACAGTGCCGGTTGGAGCATGAGTATTCGGTCACTAGCGAGAGTAAACGGCAACGGAACTGACACAATAAAAGCGGCAGTTATGGAGCTTGAGAAGTTCGGTTATTTGCGTAGATCCAAAAAGCAGACGCAAAACGCAGATGGAACGTTTGCAGACTACAAATTCGTAACTGCGTCACCCTATTCCCTTATGGATACTGGGCAGCAGGGGGTGACCCAAAACCCCGTCACGGTAAAACCCCGTCACGGGGAAACTGGTCACAAAGAATACCAAGAACCTATAGAAGAACAAAGTACTAAGAATAGCAAGAGAACTACTGCGCAAAAACTGTTTGATGAGTTCTGGAAAGAGTACCCAAGAAAGCTCGATAAAGGGAAAGCCTTCAAAGCTTTTTCATCTGCTATTTCTAGAGAAAGATTTGAGAACATTCTTGCTGGTGCAATTCAGTACAAGTCAGATCCAAACAGGATTGACGAATTTACAAAGTATCCGGCTTCTTGGCTAAATGCTGATAGCTGGGATAACGGTCCTCTGCCAGAGGACTCAAGAGCAAAGAAGCTACGTGACAGAACACAACAGGAAAAACTAATGAAGGAGTGGGGCAATGAATCTGAATGAGACAAAAATGCTACTGAAAGAGATCGCAGCGGTTGACAACAGAAAGCTAGACGAAAGCCTAGCTGTTGCATGGCAAGCAATTATTGGTCACCTTGACTTTGAGACAGCTAAGTCTGCTCTAGTACTTGCTAGGCAGGACGCCACTGTCAATTACCTAGAACCTCGACACATCGTTTCTTGGTCAAAAGAAGCCAAGCATAGAGCGACAAAGAACACGACAGATCAGCCAGAGAGCGCAGACAGCTCACCAGAGCCACTTTGCATACACAGCCTAAAGATCATGTCTTGTAACCCTTGTTGTCGGGTTCTTGCAGCTAAAGCAGACGAATGGCGGATGTTTGAGTCAGTGAGCAAGGACAATGACTTTACGGACTTCATGTTCAAATCGCAGAAGCAACTTCACGCATGGGCAGTAGAAAACATCTATAGTTGAAGTGTGTTTGAATTCGTAGACTGCCATCGCTGTGGTTATACCTTTGAGGTAAACCGCAAAAGAAGAAAGTTGCGGATGCTTTGCCAAAGTTGTAGAGTTGCAAGAGCAACGACGATAAAAACTGAAGATAAAGCTTGCTTGCCCTGGCACGGGAACTTCGGGGTTGATCTGGTCACACCAGTAGACGACGAAGGCTATGCAGTTCACCCCGGTACTAGGACTTGTGGGAATAACGATTGTGTGCAAACAGCACACTTGGAAGGGTAAGAACATGGCACAAATCAAGATTACAGACGCAACCGTAGCTTTCCTAAACTCAAAGGGCTTTACCGCAAAGGCTCAGGTTATGGTTTTAGGCGAGATGCGCGACGAGTACTACAAGATCTGGACAGATGAAAAATTCAGTGAAGGTGACATCGTTGAGATCGTTGGAGATCTATCTTCTCGCGTAGAAGAATTCACCAGCAAGCGCACTGGCAACCTAGAACGCACCGCAGCTATCCACGTCAACAACCCAATGATCAAGGCTGGATCGGACGCTCCGTTCTAATGACTAAATTTGTAGGCCTGTTCACAGCAACCCTGTTAGTCATTCTTGGCACGCAGGCGGAACCTATCACTGGCTTCATAGCCTTTGTGTGGGCAGGTCTACATTTCTATGCCGTAATCAAGGCATGGTATGCCGATAAAGCTTGAGGTCTACGGCTTACCAGCACCTCAAGGATCCAAAGCTGTCTATAACGGCAGAGTAGTAGAACAGTCAGCCAAAACTCTAAAACCTTGGCGTAAGGCAATCGCAGAAGCGTGCCACGAACTACCAGAAGATCACATAAAGATACTAGGACCCGTAAGCGTAGAGATAGATTTTTACGTTCCTCGGCCCCCTAGTGTCAAAAGGAGTAAACGGGAGTGGCCTGTAGTCCCTCCTGACCTGTAGATAAATTATCCAGGGCCGCCCTCGACGGAATCAGTCAGGGGCTAAACGGCAAGGTCGGTGACGGCATACTCTGGGGCGACGACGCCCAAGTAATTGAACTAATAGCTCGCAAGTTTTATGACGACGACCGCGAACCTGGTTGCAGAATCACAATCACCGCTTTGTAACGGTTCGGTAACACAGGGTTTTATGAACTTGCAGTTACTCTTTTGACCCTCTAGTCTTTTATTAGAAGAAGGGAATACAAATGAAAGTACACGACCTCAAGCAACAAATTGACGCAAACCTAGACGTGCTTTTTCAGTCTGGCTACGACCTAGGCTGGAATTCAGTCATAGAAGAAATCCAGCAACGCGCCGACAGTGAATGGAATGTAAACAACAAGACTACGGCAGTCATACTGCTCAAGCTAATATCTCAGCTCAACGGAGAGGAATGGACCAATGATGATTAGGAACTGGTCAGACTTCAAGTACGAGGTAGCAGACTTTCTGTTTGCAAAGCAGATGGATAGCGCATACAAGGACGGCATCAGGATCGGCGCAGAGTACGCAACCCGCAAGCTTTCTTTTGAAGTCGGTCTAAAGCGCCGGCTAAGCCTCACCAAGACAGAAGAACGCGGCTACAACCACGCAATAGTTGCTGTAGAGCGTATAAAGCCAGAGATTGCAAGCCAGACAGGAGCGTCAGTATGAGAATCCCAGTACAAGTATTCACAACGCCATCGTGCGTCCAGTGCGCTGCCACCACCAGGCTTATGGACAAGCTAGGCATCATCTACGACAAGGTAGACCTAACGCAACACCCAGAGGCGCTAGAGCGCTTCAAGCTAATCGGTCACACCTCAGCACCGATTGTTGTCACCGACCGCAAAACCTGGTCGGGCTTTCGTGTCGAGAAGATCAGAAGCTTAGCTAACTTTCTAGCAAGTGATGAGGCTAAAGCGTGATTGACATGAAAGACATGAGCGGCAAAATCCTCTGGACAAAAGGCCGTGAAGCCGGCGTTGAGGCAGAGCGTGAGCGCATAAGCAAAATGGCTCAAGCAAGGATCTGTTTTGACTTTCAAGGGTCTGGCAAGTGTGACCATTCGGTCTGCTACGGAATGGCTGAGCTGCTCAAAACCATTAGAGAAACACAAAATGACTGAGCAAGAACGACCAAAGGTTACGAAGTCTGCC